GCTTGCTTTTGGGCGCGTTCTCTCTCCGCCATTGTCATAGGCGTTACCCACATTTCAAATACTGAGCCATCAGAAATCTCGACTTCGCGTTTTACTGGCTGCAGGTTTGCCGCTTTACGCAGGCGGTCGATGGGGCGAAGTGTCCCAGCCATAAATACTACATTGACTTAAGTGCAATCTAGCGTAGCGCAATAAAAAAACCCCGGTTTTTGCCGGGGTTTTCTTACTTAATAAGTTTTAAGTTATGCGGTTGCGCTGAGGTCAAACACTGGCGTGCTGGATGGCCTGAAGTTTACAGCCACTGATTGGGCATCATCAGGGTTGACATTCATGCTTGCAGAAGTAAGCACTGCGTCAAACTCGATCGAGCTACTAAGGGTGTTACTTACGGTGCCACCGCTGAACACCTCGTTGGTGTAAAGTTTAAAGCCTGCACCTGTCTGATTTCGCTGGAGAACGTCGTCTACAATTCGGTTACCCAAAGAAGCGTCGTTATCGGTCATGTAGATTGTTGCGCTTCCCGTGCCATCGCCGAAGCCGGAGATGTAAGTACGGAAAGGCACGTACTGGCCAGGGGTTTGGCCGATGCTTGTAACGTCAAGCTCTGCTCTAGTAATCTCGAAATTCCAGTCCCTTACTTGACCGATGACCGTGTAGGAGTCATAAGCAACCTGGAAGGCATTTGGAGATACAGCTGTGCCGTCATCTGACAGCGTTACGGCAGAACCGCCATCGGTTGCGGAAACCTGAAGTGCTCCAGTTGCAGCGTCGTAGCTACTGACGTAAAAGGTTGTGGCGGCTGAAAGACCACTTGGAAGTGTTCCACTGCCAGCCAAGTGCGTTGTAGTATTTACAACGCTGAATTGCACTGGGTCACCTACCTTGAAGTTCAGATAGGTTTTCACGGTGATCGTGTCAGTACCTACATTTACGTCTGTTTCGGCAAACGTATCTGTAGTACCGGCAGGCTTGTAGTAGAGGGCACCCGAAGTGCCGGACAGAACGGTGGTGGCCATTGGTACGCCAAAAATTAAAGGTCTCTGCGGGCACTGCCCGGCTTATTACAGGTTAGCGACTATTTAAGTCAGTACAGTTGCTACATAGCCGGTGTCAATGCGGCCCATAAAATGTGGTGATTCTTCAGTAGCTGAAAAAGTTGGGCCGTTTATTTCACCCAATTTTACGAATACACCTGTAGTAGCTTTGGCCGTGTCGTTAATAGTCTCTAATACGTTCACAGCAGTTGTTACCAATTCTTGATTGCGGGCCGGACCACGCCCCTTTTCTGTAAACAAACGGATCACTAACGCTCCACGGGCATTATCTAAGCTAGAGGTGAGTGTTGGTTCGTTGGTTAGGCCAAACGTGATGTTGACGCGGACATACTCGGTGGTTGTGTTTGGTGGAACTGCAGTGATGTTGTCGAAGTACACCGGCACTGCAGGGGACAGGTTGTTAAACGCCGTCAGTAACGGGTTTTCCATTGATGCCCGGATCGCTTGGTAATTCATTAATTTTCCTTAGCAAAGGCAATTTTTACCCCTTTACCTAGAGCTTTCTGTAAGCCTCCCCCATTTAAATAAGTGGGAAACCAATCCAGCTCTGCCGTAGACCTAGAGTTACCCTCATCAGAATTTTGCACCTCTCCACGTCTTTTTCCTACCCGTTTGCCTTCTTTAACTACTTTGCCAACAGGGTCTCCTATGGCTACAAACTTGCCTTCTTCAATGTCCAAAGCTTGAAGTGCGTACTCTGTTGTGTTACGAATAACTAATTTGGGCGATCTTGAAACTGCTTTTACAGTATCCGGGAGCTTTGCAGTGTCTCTAATTGTGTAAGGAAAACTGCCCTCGGGGCCTGCGCCTACTCCTGGGGCATCAGCAACCCAACTGTTAGCAAACTCTCCAGTCCAATTTGGTCCTGCTTTTGCTAGATCATTCATTATTTCCACAGCCGCATTACGCGCACTGCTTTGTGCCTTACGGCGAACATACCTATTTAATTGCCCACGTAGAGACATTACTGCGGCCTCGCGATTACTTCATGATAAATCGCTTTCTCGCCCCTGAAAGTCAAAATGTTGATGATCTTGGCTTCGCGGGTTTCGCCTGCCTGTAGATACTGCACACGATCCGCTTCTGTTGGGTAATAATCGCCAAGCTCTGCCGTACCAATCAAGATCTTTACGTCCGTGCTTTGGTACAAGCCTTCCGATTCCCGTGGGGTAAGGCGGCTAATGATGCCCTTTACCGTCACAGTGACGTCCGCTCCAGTCACAGCCCCTGTGGTGGGGTCGTAGGCGCGGGGTGTAGTGGTCTTGATGTACGTGATGTCTTGGCCCCAGTCATTAAAGATTTGGGCTGGAATCGGCGAAAACGTGTCGTCTATTCTTGACATTTCATCCTCTAACAACGCGCACTTGATAACCCCCAGAACCGCCCAAGGTGAAGGCCCCAAGGTAGGACTGCAACCAAGGGTAGACATCAAAAATGTTGTTCACAGATCCAGTTGCCTGGCTATCTGTGTTGTACTTCACCTTTAGTTCACCTAGCTCGACTTCTTCATACAAACCTTCGGTTCCCGTGTTACCCGTGACCGCTTCGGTGTCGTTTGCTAACGCACGCGCCAGCTCGTAGGTGGCGTATTTGATGTCCGCTGGGATGGTGGAACATGTAAGTTCTACCCGGTCAACGTGGTAGTTGTTGCGCGGCCAGCTCAGTGCTTGGCCATTGTCGCAACGGTCGCCGTAAAAGTTAAGTACGTCGATCCAGCGGGTTGCGCTGATGATGGCGCGGTTCTTTTGGTCGTCAGTTTTGTCGTCCCAAGTTGAAGAACTTGGAACGGTCTCGAAATAGGCGTTTGCTTCCGCCAGCGTCACAAAGCTGTTGGAATTTGCGCCCTTTAATGTGGCATCAATTGTTGCGGCCACAAGACTGCAGGGATACTTTCTTTGATTTTAGCCCAATAAAAAACCCCGCCGAAGCGGGGCAGTATCAGCTTTTGCTGGACGTATCACGCGATTGCGCTGGTGTCCAGTGGGCTGTTGACGATCATCTCGACCATTGGGATCAGGTCGATGTCGTAGGTGGCTGACCAGTTGCCAGCGGTGGCCAGAGTGCCGTTGGTGGGGTTGTCACCGGCACTGGTCCACTTGGTGCCCATCACGTGATACGCGGTGTGGTAATCCACAGAAAGCACGTCTTGCTTCGAGAGCACGTTGCGGTCTGCTTCAATACGCAGATCCTGCTGGACGCCTTCCAGAATTGAACCCCCGCGCATCAGGTAGCAACGGAACTCCTTCACGTCGCCTGACGTTCCAGGGATCACAGTGTTGACCTGTGGATCCATGATCACGTTGCAGCCTGCAAACTCGCCGATGCTGCGAGCACCGACGCCGACGCCGCCACCGCCCCAGGTCACTGCGCCAGCAGCGGCCAAGGCGGAGGTGCTAAAGGTCAGAAGACCAATTTGGTACAGGTAGAAACCAACGGATGGGTGGACAATCAAGGTGTCCAGCTCATCGCCACGCTCGCCGAGTGCAGAACGGGCTTCAGCTACGTTTGCCGCAGTCAGGAAATTGGCTTCGGTTTGTCCTGAAGTTGCAGCAACTGCCTTGTCCAAAGAATGGGCAGACAATGCTGTCCCAAACAAACCCGAAAGTTGTGAGAACAGACGGGCGCTGTTCAGCTTGTTGATTGCATCGGCAAGCTGGTTGCGGATGTGGAGCATTGGGTCTTCACCCGCCGCCAACATCGCAATGTCGTCCACTGCATACGCGAAACCGCGATGGCAAATGGAAGCAATCTGGGTGCCGGTGCCGATCTTTTGGGGAGTCAGGTAACCACCGCTGCTTGTGCCCCACGTAGCTGTACCGTCCATGATCTCCTCAGTTGGAGATACAGGATTGAATTCGGGCACCTGAATCCGGGTGCCGCCTTCGCGGGCATCCAGCAATGGATTACGAACAACAGCGCCAGACTTGATGAACAAGCTGCGCTCTTTTACTGCCTCAGACACATAGGTGCTGAGATTATTCCTCTTTACGATGTCCGCGAGTAGGACACCGCCGGAATAATTCTGAAATGGTGCGGCCATCTTAGAAAACCAACGTTAAAGGTGTGTGCGGGGTCCAAGCCACGGACTTGGTGAGACACGCCCCACCGGGGCTACAAAGAAGCTTCACGTTCCAGCACAGCTGCAAGTTCGGGCTCCTCTGCTTTTAGTTGCATTTGTCTCGTTATGTTAATACTACCGGCCTTAAATGGATTGGGCATCCCAGGGGCAATAACAGAATTTGGTGTCGGCTTGGCTCCCATGCCAGCGGCGCTGCTGGGCTTAAAGTGGTGCTCAAAACCTGAACCAGGGTTCTTTAAATTGCCTAAGTAGTTAGTAATATCTTGTTCGACACCCTTATCCAAAATTACAACGTCGCCGTTGTCCTTTTTGTGCAGGTTGTTTTGTACCAGCAAAAGCATTTGCTCGGCGTTGATGGCACCGGCTTGGCTGATTGCGGATAACGCTTTTGTACGCATAGAAGCTTCCTCGTTGGAGACCTTTAGGTCCGCCAACTGACGCTCCAGTGCGCTGATTTGTACGTCCTTTTCTTGGGCGCTTTTATTAGCTTCTTCCCAAAGATCTTTCCATTGGCCTTGGTCTTCCAGCGTTTGTTTGCGCTGGTCGTCCTGCTTTTTGTAGACCTCATCCAGCTTGGATTTGATGCCTTGGAAACGTTCCTCGGCTTCAGTTGCTTGCTGTTTTAAAGCGGCAAGCTGGGTCTCGTATTCGGCTTTGACAGCAAGCGCAGGGTCTGGTTGCTGTGGAGCGGTGTCGGCTGCAGCCACGGGCTGGTCAGAACTCGCCACGGGCGTGTCCTGGATGACGTGCTCTTCCATAGTCAGAAGTCAAAAGTGGTAGTAGGGGTTTCTTCCGCAGGCTTTGATGGCTTGCGCTTACGAACAGCTTTGCATACCTTGGGTTCAGGTTGCTGTTCGCGTAACTCGACAAGTTCCCATACTTCGGAACCGTCAGGTTTGGTAACTTTTTCTAGGGACTTGCCCATGTAGGCGTACTCCATGTACTCCTTTAGTCTACTCGTGTAGTTTACAAGAACTCGTAAGTATGCGGTTATTCTTCCTCGGTGTCTTGAGTATTAGTGTTAGCGTTTTGTTCCTCACTAGCGGTAGGAAGAATTTCACCTTGGACCAAAATTTGGCGGAACTCGTCGCGTCCCAGTACGCCTTGGTCGAACAATGCCGTCAGCGCGGTTACGTCCTGCCCGATTAAACGATCAATGTCAAAATCGCGGCTGATGCTTACCTCCGGTGGGGCGATTCCTACATAGTCGGCGGCTAAATTGAAAGCTTTTTGTAGCGCCTGTTCCAGATCGAGAGATACCATCGACAGCATTGAGTTTGTGTCTACACGGTCCAAGCGGCGGGCGTCGGCGGATTCGGCAACAAATTTTTGTTGGCTAAGTGTGCTGATGCCAAGGGTGGCCATTTGCATCTGTAGCTCGCGGATTTCGTTGGACTGCGCTTCAAATGCGTTCGCGGCTGGCTCCACGTAGTAAACTGTGTTGCCAGGTTGGGTTGCCATTGCGTAGTTGACGCTTACAGCTACGTCTTTGGATTGGTCGTCCCAGCCTTCAAGGACAAGAATTGGTTGGCTTGCGATGTGCAGGCTGTGGATTAAATCGGCTTGGCGTTGAAAATGTGCCAGGTTTAAGTAGGCAATGTCAAGTAAGGGCGGCTTACTTGTAAGGGTGTCGACCTTGCCTGCATATGTTGTGACAAGTGGGATTTGGCCCAAGCTGTAGTCGCCTGATTCCACTAGCTCATAGTCCGAGGTGGCATCTGTTGCGTCGAAAGCGTTTGGATATGGGAAACCTCCCTGCATGTCCTTCTTGGTTTCGACCTGCCGGTAAATGCGGTACTGGCCCGGTTCGATAACACGGATCTGGTCATATACTTTTTCGCCAAATTCGCCGTCAGGAACTACTGCCTTTTCTTTGATGCGGACCTGCACGAGGTTGCCGTAGTTGACCTCACGGTCCAACCTCCAGCCGTAAATGTTGTCTGGGTCCACCTCGATCCAGTACGGGCGGCGGTTAAGTTCGCGCTCTTCCGCAAGGCTGCGGGCACCTGTCGGAGCTGGAAAATCTACTAGTGTATGACAATGCCCGTAAGTTAGTGAGCACAACAGCAGGCGGCGGGCGTACTCGTCTAAATCTGAGCCGCAACCATCAACGTCCTTCCCAAAAATATCCGTCCAGTATGGGTCGCCGACTAAACTGATAGGTTTGCGCAGAATTAGTCCTGCAGCAGCACGCACCAGGCGCTGCGTAAATGGGGAAAATACGGCCCGGTTTACACGCGCTAAATACGCCGTGTAGTCCTCGCGGGGTTCAATTGGTAAGAACGCCTCGCTGTTCTCGCGGAGATATTCCGTCCCAAGGGTGACGGCCTTCATGATTTCCCAGCCCTTCATCATGTCCAGCACCGCTTGCGTGCGGGTGAACGGACTGTCCGCTCCACCGAGGGTGTTGGAACTTACAAGGTGGGTGCGGATTTGGCCGGGAACTGAATACGTCACTTAGTCACCATTTCTCGCGATTTGCCCAGTAAGCGGCGGACATTTTACCTTTTTTGATACTAGCGGCGTGGCCCGGCGTGCGTTGATAGGTGGATATCATCAGGACCGTGGCAAACGACCCATTTGGTTTCAGTAAATGGTCCCATAGTGTTTAAGCGTAAGAGTTGTAGGAAATTGCCCAGCCCTTGGTCTCCAGGTTATTGAAAGCTTGCTCGGCAGCGGCTGACCAGTTTAGAGTTGTACCTGAGGTGCCTTGATACCTGGGGGCGTTAGTACCGCCGTCAATGCTAAGAGTGTTGTTAGAAGCACCGTTTGTGTCTAGTGAGACAAGAATGTTCTCAATTGATTGTGCAGTTAGGGCGCAGTTAAGCCAAGCACCATTAAAAGCATTACTATTAAGTGTTCCCGTTGTGTCAAACATGTTGGCGGGGAAATCAGCAAGGCTGTTGCAATCACGCCAAGCATTGGCGAAGTTTGTACCTGAAGATGCATCAATCAACGGAAAGCTAGCCAGGCTGCCGCAGTTACGCCAGGCTGCGCCGAAGTTTTGAGCTGAAGATGTATCAATCAACGGAAAGCTTGTGAGACTGCTCATGCCGAACCAGGTACCGTTGAAGTTTGTACCTGAAGATGTATCAATCAACGGGAAGCTTGTGAGATTGCCGCAGCCGCGCCAGGATGCGCTGAAGTTTGTTCCTGAAGATGTATCAATCAACGGGAAGCTAGCCAGGCTGCCGCAGCCGCGCCAAGCGGTATTGAAACTAGTAACCCCACTTGTCACACCAAACGGACAAACAAATGAAGTCATGTTAGATGCACCATACCAAGCATCTGTTATGTTTGTCCCTAAATCAGCCCCTGGACCAATAACAACAGACGTGATCTGATTTACATCAGCGGTTACGTTATTAAAGTATGGCCTATAAACACCATCACTATAAACAACTAAATCATAGTCACCAGCAGTATAAGTATGCGGCAACGTGGTAAGCGTATTGATTTCAACAGCACCGTCGCCCCATTCAATCTCGTAATCAACAGTACCGGTAGACCTTAGATTAAAAACACCACCAGCATTTGTGATGCCATAAGTGATTGCAGCATCCCCAGGTGGGTTGACCTGATCGCTAGTAATAATCCAAGTCATGATGTAATCTCCTGCAATGTGGTATCGGTTAGGCGGTAGGGGTAATAGGCAAGGCGGGCGATGTGGCCAGGACGTTGATCAGTTAAAAAGAATTCATTTTGAAAAGCTAATCTGCTGACATTGGGAATAGAAGCAGTCGCATCAACAATGTCTATAACGCCATTGATAGCATTATTAACACTGCCTGTTTTATAGGCTAGAGCTAACTTCAGTCTATTAGCGCCTGCGGTAGATGACTCCTTGTTATAGACAGTAGTAGAATTATCAAGAATAACATACCTTGCGTTACCAAGACTACCACCAGATGATCTTACTTCAACTCTATTGTCATCTGACCCATCATTAAACGAAGCAGCAATAGTATTTGTTTTATAAGCTTTGTCAACTGCAACAAACACCGTCCCTTCACTTTGGTTATACCAAGAGCTGAAGTTAGTCCCTTCAATACTCGCAACATCAGCGGCACGGGTGATTCCTCCAGGAGTTGCATCTGTGGGGATGTAGCTGGTGGGGAAGGATCCTTTTTCTACCTGGGCTCCCCATGCATAGAAAGACTGTGCAGGTTGGTTTGCTTGACCAGTTCCACCCCTCGTGTCTACGCCAACATTGAAAAACAATGTACCGTTAGTTGTCGTTCCCGTAATGTCAAAACGCTGCCATTCAGTGGTCAAGTTTGCAGCAACAAAACTTGTAGGCACTCCTGACTCAAATGTTAAATAAACAAGCTCCCCTCCGTTTATACCTTTAAGGTAGATAGAAGCAGTGTAATCTGTATTTGTTTGTAATCCACTAAACGTTTCAGTAATGATTTTAATCTCATTGGGTCCAGTGACCGCTGGCACATCTACGCGGCTTGCTTCTGTCGATTCATCAGGTGCTGCAAACCCTCCTGACGTTCTGACCACTCCTGAGGTTGCTACCATTTCATCGGTTGTACCGCTGTTTAGCATTAAATTAATCCGTTCCTCTTCAATCAACAACCCAAGACTCTCACCAGTCACGGGGTCATGGTCAAAGCGTGGAGCACCAGAGATCGTTGCACCTGTGGGGATGTAGTCATTCATGACCAACCCCTTTTCTACCTGAGCGCCCCAGACAGCGATACTTTCATTTGTACCGACAAACTGTTGACCATTACGGTCATCTCCAGGATCGGCATTTCCATCTGTAAAATTGAGGAAAACTCCACTAGCATTGGCACCACTAGTAGTAAAGGTTAGAGAAATTCTGTACCAGTCATTACCAGCGGGAGTAATTGAAGAGTCAGCAAAGATAACGTTACTGGCACGAAAAGCCTCAGAAGTGACATTAACAAGGTCATAGACGGCAGAAGCACGTCCTCCGGAAATAGAGGCTCGTAACTGAACTTGGGTGACGTTAGAAATACCTTTAACATACACACTTGTAGTTGAAGAAATAGCGCCTAGAACACTTGTGCCTACAGTTAGTTGGTGAGAGCTATTTGCAGTTGTAATATCAACTCTATCAGCGGTTAAAGTGCCGTTGGGAGCCGCAAATTGGTTTGCAGCAACAGTAACTTGGGTAAGGAGGAAGGTGTCAACTTCTTCACTGTTTATCTTATAGTTAACAGGCGTCGTCTTAATCAACCCATCACTGTCAACATACGTCCCACTACTGGCACGGCTGAAGGTGATTAGGTTGGTGCCACTGATATCATCGATTAAACTAAGGTTCTCAGTAAAGTTCAAGTCAAGGTTAGCACCCAAGAACAGGTTTTTACTAATAGATGCCCTTATGAATGTTATGAATGGACTAACAAATCCAAAACCTAAAAAAGGATTCTTACCTGACATAATCAGGCACCTTCATAGATAATCTTAGAAGTGCCTGTAAGTGCTTTTGCATAAACGTATGCAGCACTAGCATCATGTG